TTTTGCATTTGAGGTAATTTCTCTTCCAAAAATAGTATTATGTTTAAGCTTGATTTCTTCACTACTATTGTTTGCAATTAAAGTGTTATCTTTTATATGATCAAATGCCTCTGTTAAAAAACCACCTGTCCCACAAAAAGGGTCATAGATCTTTTCACCATATTTAGGGTTGACTAAGTTAACAATGGTTTTAGTTATGTGACGTGGAGTAAAATATTCTCCTAAGTCATTATTAGTTGCTGTAGCTTGCTGTAAGAAATACTCAAAAGCATCTCCTTTAATATCGGTATCTATTGATGAGAGTTTTAACTTATCCAACTCTTTGATCATCTCTTTAACAGCAACAGGGTTGGTTAGCTGTAAATTTGTAAAAACAGAAGCACCATATTGTCTATCAATATCTTGTAGTATGTTATTAGTTGTATTAATTAGCAAATCATTATCGAGACTTTTGAGAGAATTCCAAATACCTGTATTAGCATTCTCTGTATACAATTTTAAAAAAAGAATGTTTGCAAATTCTGAAAGCCTTTCTATACCAGCTCTTAAACCTTCACCTCTTAGTGAGTTATTTAACTTCTTGAAAACATTAATTAACTCTTTGCGAGAGACTAAAATTTCTTTAGGTGTAATATAAATACCATTTGTTTCCTGCAATATGAACTCTTTAGCTTCATTTACTCTTATTAATTCATTAACCTCATTTTCATCAATAAATAATGGTTTTTGGGTATACAAATGCCGTGTTTCGCAGAAACCATTATTCATTGCAAATATCAAAGGTGCATCAAGCATTTCAGCATATTCGGTTGCCTGATCCAGTGCTTTTGTTAAGCTTTTTCCACCTGATTTCGTTTCAATTACACCGATTGGCCGCTTATTTTGTGAATCGAAAAGAACATAATCGGGTCTTTTTTTACTTTTCTTGAGAAACTCATTATTAACAATTCTTAAGATATCTGATTCAAAAAAGACATTTTTGTTTGGATCTTGAATGTCCAAGATCCAGCCCTTGTTAATCAAATTATTGTTAACAATAAAACGTGTATCTTGCTCAATATTAGACATATTGCATAATCCCAATATCTACTATAAAAACTATTGGCAATCTACACATTACACACTAAAACATCAATAAATATTACTATCTAATAAGTGATATACCCCACATTTAAAAGACTGTGTCGGGTTCACAGTTTATTAATCTTTTGTGTTATTAATTTTCTGGCCTAGCTTTCCTTCTTTTACCAACTGCACGACCTGCTCATTAGTAAGCACAGGAATAAAGACTTTGTCGCCAATATCTTTAGAAAGAATCTTTACTTCTTCAGCGGTTAGCACCAAAGCTTCACCATGTTTCGCAGCATCATTGATGCGAGCAATAATCTGGTTGATTGGTCGTTTTGAATTGTCCATAAGTCTTCCTGTGATTAATGCGAATAAGGATGTTCTTGTCTGTGCTGACTTGGTGGTACGATGTCAGTAATAGCTGTAATGCTTTCTACCTCATCCATTTCAAAGAAAAATCGCTCACCACCATTCACAGAAAGCAAGCTTAAAACCCCGCCATTTATGCCAACAAATTCTTTAATTGTGCATCTTCCATCCTTCAAGCATACCTGAACAAACTCATTCGGCACGAGTTCCGCATCTGGATCACAAACCACATACCATCCATTACGGATAGCTGGAAACATTGAGTCGCCAGTGCCTTTAATACCATAGGCTCTTGGTCCTGCTGAGTGAGTTGGAACATACCCATCTCCAGCATTTCCATCGTATCCCATATCTGTGAAATACCCATCCATACCCATCTTTGAATAAGCTTTGACGGGAACGTATCTTTTTTGAATAGGGAATGGTTTATCTGATGTTTGAACAAACTTAACAGCATCTTCACTATCTGGAATGTTGTACTTCTGCTTAAAGGCTTCAATATCAAGAACATTTAATTGTGCACCACCACCATCCAGCTGTGTGGCAATCATTTTATTACCTTGTCCAGCTAGCCAATCTTTAGAAACTCCTAAAAACTCAGCCGCTTTAACTAAATTTGACCCCTCCAACTCTTGGGTTGGGCCATTTACCCACAACCCAACATTAGCCCTGCTCACGCCTGCAAATCTAGCCAGCTCAGTATTTTTGAATCTTTTACCTGTCACAGATTCATAGTGCTTTATAGCTAAAGACATTCGCTCTTGAAGAGTACTCATAGTGTAAATCTCATGGCTATTGCCATAAACAAAATGTAAAGGAATCTTAACTTTTCATTTGTAAAGCTTGCTAAACTTCTAACAGTAAAGTAGACTTGACAAAGTAAAGTTGAAATTGGAATTAATTATGCGAATTGAGATGAAAACATCTGATGTTTTGGCTCGGTTCAATGCGCCAAAAATCGCAAAACTTTTAAAAATTAGCCGTCAAGCAGTTTACCAGTGGGGTGAATTTGTACCCGAAGCTGCTGCTTTTAAATTGCTTGAACAAGAACCAACACTACCAGTTAAGAGGGTTTCATGAGCCTTGAAAAAAAATCTACGCATGTGCGTTTATCTCCCGAAATCCATGAACGAGCAAAAATACTTGCTCATGTTAAAGAAAAGGATCTCGCGGCCTATCTAGGTTTTCTTATTGAAAAAGAGATAGTTGGCGAGTGGCATGTATTCAATATACAAGCAAAATCTTTCGCGCGTTTGGGAATGTCGGCTTTAGTACGGGAGTTAAGTACAGAAGTCAGCTTTTCAGAGGGATCGGAAGGGATTAACGGGAATTTAGACAAATAAAAAGCCTGATCTCGTAAATCAGGCTTAGTGTTCAAACAAGGTGGACCAAATGAACTATTCAATATTAGCAGACATTGAACTAAATCGGAAGATTAGTTTGTTTCAAAAAGCGGTTGAGGCTTATGCAATAGAACGCAGTTTAAAAAACTCGGTTGCTGTAGCTGAGGCTAAAAGTAACTTGGAGCGTCATTACTATGAATCCTACAGCTTTGCGGTTCATAAGGGAGTATGAGCATGAAGTTTATGAAGGTGCGAAATATGCACGCCAGTATGGTGATCTTCAAAGGCTTTACGATGCTTCAAGTGATGAATTCTTCATTGAAGAAATCAACGATGCTTATGAAGAGTTTAAGAGGAGCTTGGTATGACTAGTTTTATTTCTAATGCATTCCAGATTCCTAATGACCTAATAGATAACGGACATATGGCTAAGATGAAGGGTGCAGCTTTGCCTTGTTATCTTCTCATTGTTCGTAAAACGCGTGGCTGGAATAAACAAGCAGATAGCATCAGCCTATCTCAGTTTGTAAAAGCAACTGGATACAACAAGGATACTGTACAAAAAGGCCTATTAATTTTGGAAGAGATGGGTGTAATTATCCGCCTTGAAACTGACAAACAAATTAATGAATGGTCTCTAACTGACCAGATAATTACCACTGAAAACCATACTAAAAATTCGCCTAGCGAAAATTTAGCTATGCTAAAAAATAGTACGGAACCATACGAAAATTTAGTATCAAACCATACTAAAAATTCGCCACACAATAACAATAATAAAAACAAAGAAAAACAAGGGGTGGGTTACTCAGAAAACTTTGAGAAGTTCTGGTCTGCATATCCAACTTGTAAACGTAAATCAGACAAGTCTGGCACTTATAAAACTTTCACAAAGCATGAAGGAAGTTTTGCGATTGAAACACTTCTTTCAATTCTTGAAAAACAAAAATCTGATGTCTCTTGGACAAAGCAGGATGGTGAGTTCATTCCATCACCTAGCACTTGGTTAAACCAAAAACAATGGGAAAACGAGTATTGGTTTCAGGTCAACAGCTCTGTGGTAGCTCCTGATTTCTCTAATGCCCAATTGCAATATGGAGACTGGTAATGAGTACAAACATTCAAAATATGACAATTGAGCAGAGTGTGCTAGTCGCATTGATGACAGTGAGCCATTCCCTAGAGGTTGTCGCAAATGATCTTACCGAAGAACATTTTTACGCTGGTCGTCACAAGATTATTTACAAGGCAATTGTTGAGCTTGCTAATGCTGATAAGCCATATGACTCAGTATTTGTCTGCAAGCATCTACAAGAGCGAAATCTTCTCAATGACATTGGTGGAGAAGAGTATTTAATTGAACTTAACAGTGCAGTTGGTAGCGTACACCACCTGGAATATTTTGTTGCTGAGTTGAATAAACTTAAGCAGCATCGTGAAGTTGAAAATATTGGTCTCTCGATTGCAGAGTGCGCTAAAGATTTGACCATTACTGATGTTTACTTAGCTGCTGAGAATTTATTTAGTTCGTCTAGTAATTCAATTGAGCAAAAGCAAACAGGCTTTGATTTTAACCAAGCTTTAGAAAAGACACTTGAGCGATTTGAGAAAAAGATTGCCCAGAAGGAACAAAAGGGCTTCATAGGTGTCCAGTTCAATATTCCTCATCTTGATAACCTTCTTGGCACAATCGAGAAAGGACATTTTTGCGTAATTGGTGGTCGTCCGGGTAGTGGCAAGTCAACACTCGCGCAGATGTGTGCAATGCAAACTGCTAAGCGCTACAACATTCCTGTTTTATTTATCTCTGCTGAGATGGATACGCCAACCCTAACCAACCGCATGATCTCAGCATTAGGGCATATCCCATATAACAATCTGCACAATGGGGAAATTTATGACGGGATGTTTGAAAAGCTTACTGCCACGATAGCTCAGTTCCGCAACCTTCCAATTTTTATTGAAGAGAAGCAGAAGCCAACAATTTCTGAAATCCAAAGCTATGCGCGTAAAGCAAAACGCAAATACAAGGCTCTAGGCTGCATCATTGTGGACTACTTGGGCTTAATTCGTGACCCATCTAAAAAAGACCGTGTTCAGGAAGTTGCATCAATTAGCCGTGATTTAAAAGCCATGGCTAAAGAGTTTGATTGTCCAGTAATTGCATTGGCTCAACTTAACCGTGGAGCAGAAGGACACAAGCCAGTAGCAAGTGATCTTAAGGATTCTGGACAGATTGAACAGGATGCAGACCAAATCATCATGGTTCATCCAATCCTCGAAAAAGAGACTAATGCGCCAACTGGTGTAACCGAGTTAATTATTGCCAAAAACCGTCATGGCAAGCGTGGATCTGTGAATGTTCAAGACCGTTTAGATATTTGCCGTTTCGTTGGGATGTCATTCCCAGTGGAAGAGAGAGGTGCGGCGTGAATCCAAAACAAAGAGTAATCGCGTTCCAAAACATTTTTGACATTTTGTTGTTCGCAACGCATGCGACTGAGCCTTTCACAATGAAGGATTTACGTGACTATGTGTTAGATGCACCTAACAACACTATTCAATGCTATGTCCAAGAGCTAATCAAAAGTGGGTACCTAGAAAAAGATTCATATGCAACCTACAAGGCTACGCAATACGCAAAAGACATCCTGAATGTTAAAGGGGAGCTGAAAGCATGAACGAATTTGTAGATTACACCTCAATGATGAAGCTGCGCAGAGCGTACAACCTCGGTACTCGTAATGAAGAAACAAGAGCAGCAGCGAACCTATACGAGAAATTAAGAAAGCTGAAAATGCTAGACCAGCTTAAGCAGGAAGCCATTACTAAACGTTACAAGGAGGCGGTATGAAAAGATTAAACGTACTGGTTGCTTGTGAATATTCTGGACGTGTTCGTGATGCTTTTTCAGCTTTAGGTCACAACGCTATGTCTAGTGACTTACTCCCAACAGAAGCACCAGGTAATCACTATCAAGGTGATGTTCGTGATGTGTTGTATGGAGGCTGGGATCTCATTGTTGCTCATCCTCCTTGCACCTTTCTATCTGTAGCTGGCAATCGTTGGTTTAACGTTGATAGGTATGGGGAGAAAGCAATTACCCGGATGAAAAATCGCGAGCAAGCAATTGCATTTTTCAATTTGTTTACTGATCTGGAGTGCGAAAAGGTAGCAATTGAGAATCCAATTGGATGCATGAGCAAAATCTATCAAAAGCCTTCACAAGTAATTCATCCCTACATGTTTGGTGATCCTGAGCGTAAAGCTACATGCTTATGGTTAAAGGGATTACCAGCTTTACAAGCAACCAATGTGGTTGAGCCAAATATTGTGAAGTACAAAAACGGCAAAGGGACGGATAGTCCTTGGCATTTAGACACGTTAAAGCTGCCAGCAGAAGAACGCAGAAAAGCGAGAAGCTTAACTTTTCAAGGCATTGCAGATGCTATGGCAATGCAATGGGGTGGAGACGTGCGTCATTTAGGTTTGAGGGAAGCGGTATGAAACCAGAACAGTTTATTCGTGAGTTCGGGCCTAACACTTTCAGAATATCAATGTCATTTGTCAACACTGCTAAGTATTTGGTGGTTCATGAAGGTGAAATTGATTTTACAGATGAAATCAAGCCTCACCATGGCGATCGTGTATTTGAGCGTGATGTGGTTAAGCGTCTGGTGGAGTCGGTTGAGCTAATCAACTTGTTTGGCAGCATCAAGATAGCAAAAGACAAAGTGAAGATGGCTGATTTTAATGGATTCTTACTTGTCTCAGTTCCAATCGAAAACGGCTTGGCAGATGTCTATATCCATAAAGTAGAACAAGCCATCCGCGACCACGAATCAATATACGGAGGCGGGGATGAGTAATAAAAAAGACACTCCAGATGGCGCTACACACTTCTTTACTTCGTTGGGTGGTCAAACAAGATTCTTCAAAATAGAAAGCGGCAATCTAATGTGTTGGTACGAAGAACTAGGCGCTTGGAAACATCCGGCAGCTTCTAATTGGCTTATGAAAAATATAAAGGTGATTCCGTGAGTAGTAGAAAAATTAGATCAGAACTCAAGAAGAAAGGGATTCCCGCAGAAGTTCATTGGGAATACATGTCTGATTGTTATGGTGGTGGTGGTGCTTACTTTATTGACATAGACGCCGATACTGAAAACAAACTCTTAGATGCGGACCCTGATTGTGAGCCACAACTCGATGTTGGGTATGCAGAGAGCCTTGAAGAAGCTTTGGAGTTTATTGATCAATTGCCAAGTTTAAAAGGAGCCAGCCATGCGTGATTTTAAAGTCGGGGATCACATCGTGATTGACCAAAAGTATGACAAGACTTTCATGCCAGTTCTGCAAATCCTTTCAGAAGGTAAGAACTATTTCTATTGCAATGATGGGCAAGTACATAAATCGCAAATGGAACAATGGCGTAAAGCTGAGCCAGAAGAAATTGCACTGGGATGTCGCATTGACATGCCTTCTCTGCCTGAGCCAGTAGGAAGCTTACAAGAACTGCATCCCGAGTTCGCAAAGGTGCTTCACGAGAACTTTCTAGAGCTGATCGGAGACGACTTCCCCATAGAAAACCACATTTCGCCTAACTGCAAAACGATAGGGGAACAATCATGACAGATTTTCAAGCATTCCTATTGTTGGTTGCGTTTCTAGCGTTTCTTGGTTGGCTGAGTTGAGGTGAATAATGGATAAACCAATGACATTTATTGAGTGGTGTTCTAGTAACGGAAAAATTCCATATTCTCTTGGCTTGGAGGGTGCCTACGAGGCTGGTCAGCAATCAATGCAAGCGAAAGTGGAGGGGTTGCAAGACGATATCTCACTAATACTTGCATCACATAAAAGAATGTCTGTTGGCCTGCTTCAGCAACAAAAGGTAATCAGCGAGCATGAGAAAAGACGTTTGCAACTCGCAACCGAGAAGAGAGTGTTAATCAAAGAACGTGACGAGCTGCAAAAGCAATTAAGTGAATACATATTTGTATCGGAAACGCTTGATGAAATGTATGTGAAAGAAGTCCAGAAAAGTGACGAGCTGCAAAAGCGGGTGGATGCGGCACTAAAACTAATCGAATCATGGAATGAAATTGCTTTTGATAAAACCACTCATTGGACAGAAGGTTATGAAGAAGGGTGTTACCACTGTGCAGCGCAGTTAGAGCAAGCGCTCAAGGGGGAAGGATGCCAATAACTTACCTAGACCAAAGAAATCATTATGTCTGGACTACCTTGTCACCAAAGTTCATTGCGCCATATTGCTGCAATGTTTGCTCTGAAACGATTCTGAAAGAAGGCAGTTGGCTTTGCGATTATCCAGTTAATGGAAAAACTTGTGATGGTGTGCTTTGCAATGTTCATGCATACAAGATTGCAGAGCAAGTGCCAATGAAGGATGAAGACGGCAACTTTGTTGATGATGTGCATGTTTGCCCAGCTCACTATGAAGAATGGAAAAGACTAGGACAACCAAAGTTTTGGGAGCGTGACAAATGACCACATTCAAAGACTCACAACGCATTAGATCAAAACCAGTGGCGCGTTCTAGCGTGCCATTGAAGCATAGACAAGGTGTTAGCAAGGGCGAAGCAATGCTTTGCCGTCAGCTAGATGTGATGAAGATCGCTTATGAGCAGGAGTTTAGATTCCATCCCGAGCGTCGTTGGAAGGCTGACTTTCGAATTGAAGGATACATGATCCTAGTTGAAGTGGAAGGCGGTGCATTCAGCAATGGACGTCACACAAGAGGCGAAGGCTACACAGCAGACTGCGAGAAATACTCAGTTGCAGCTATTCACGGATGGACTGTAATTCGCGGTACTACAAAGCAAGTACAAAGCGGCTTAGTGCTCAATTGGATTGAAGAAGCAATGAAACGGTTGAAGGTGGCGTGATGGTCTTTTACGAAGTTGGGACATATGAACAATATGAAGAAGGTTTTCATGCTTTCTTTCGCACTCGATATGAAGATAAAGCTGAACAAGTCAAAGCATGGGCAGAGGAGTACCAAGCTAAGACACCTGAATGGCCTACAGGTGAGACTGATGAAAAGCAGATTCAATATATGGATCTTGTTCGAAAAATTGATGATGAGTTTGCGGAACTGATCGGTAAGAAGTTCCCAATCTCAAATTATTCAAAAGAAATGTACTCAATACTTATAAACAAAGCAGAACTAGACGATTAGGGTGACGGTATGAAATCAAAGGTAGATGTAGATGCATTAAAGCTCACACTCCAATGGCAAGGATTCTTTCTAAAGGGATGGTTTGAAGATCATTGGTGTGACCTCAAGGACTATGCAGAAGCTTCTTTAAAGCTGCTTCTAATCATCTTGAGAATTTTATTTTCTCCCCTTCTCATTATTTATGTCATTTGGCAGACCAGAAAAATATATGGACAGATAGCGAGCGGAGAAGCCAACAGAGAAAAAGTCAGAAATCACATCAAGAAATACGGCAAGTAAGGGGAAAGAGATGAATGCGGCAGTAAATCACATTATGCAAACAACGGACTGGACTAAATACAGTCTAGAAGAATGGCTTTATCAATTTGGGGCTTGGATGTACTCAAATTCTGGAACTTGTGGAAAGAGCATAAACCCGATTGCTGTCGCTATGGATCAGGCTGCTAAGAAGCGTAAGCAAGAAGTGAAAGGCAAAGAGCAGATCATGGCTGATTGGCTGTGTTCAGATGATCCAGTTATCCCTAAAGGGCGTGGCAAAGGCATTACGTGTGAAATCACTGATAATGAAGCGCGTGCAGTTCAACGCCTCATCTTGGATATGCAAGGGCAGTCAGAAGTGTTAGATGAGTGGTTGGATGCTGTGATTGATCGCTATCTTTATGGCAACTCATGGTCAGACATGGTGATTAAAGTAGGGCGTGTAGATAACCCAACCATTCTCCGTACCCAACACGATGCTCGTGAAGATGTTCGCTGCGGTTTAGCAGCTATGCATTGTAGATACCCATTCATTCGTTTTGACTTAAAGAATAGAGACAAGTAATCAGGTTGACCTTGCGCAAGTTATATGGCATATTTATGTTAGAGTGGCGCGAAGTGTAAGTAAGGCATCACTGGATTAGTTGGTAACCCTTGCAACATAAGCAAGAAGGCGAAACTAGATTAAAGCCTGTCATTTAGTTGATGGGCTTTTTGCTTTTATGCCCTACGAGCTTAGAACATTGGATTCCGATGTGCTGGACTGGATTTCTAGTCGATGCTTAAACGTAGGGCTATTTTTTTGGAGGTTCACATGCTCCGATTCATTAAGCAGGTCTTTTGCATACATGTTTGGGAATATCAATCCGACATGTTCAATCAGAAAGAATGCAGAAAGTGTGGAAAGATTAAGTGTTTGTAGCCCTGTCGTTTGACAGGGTTTTCTTTTCTGGAGAATAAGAAAATGCGAATGAGTCGAGTATTGTTAGCAACCGCATTAGGAATGGCAGTGGCTAGACCGAATTTTGGAACACTAAGCGCACTATCTGCTATGGGTGGCGAAGTTTCACCATTTGCATTTAAGTCGAAACCAAATAAAGGCAAACCAAACAAATTAAGCCAAAAGAAGAAACGCCTTATTGCTCGTCGGCTAAATAAACATAAGTGAGCTGCGTATGGACACAATCGAAGCGAAGAAGAACCTAGTCGCAATATGTGCAGAAATAGAAAAGCTTCAAAACCTTTCACGTGGCTTGATGACTGCGAAAGAAATGGTTGAAGTTGACGCTAAGATTAAGCGACACAAAGAACAAGTGAAGAACATTAGAAGCAATCTTTATGCGTGATGCAAAGCGACTTGCTGCAATAAGAAAATTGCCATGTGTTATGTGTGGTAGAACTCCAGTAGATGCAGCACACAGCAATCAGGGCGCTCACAATAAGGGTATGGGATTAAAGGCTTGTGACTCAAAAACAATCCCGCTTTGCAGGCAACACCATATCGAATACGACCAACTGCTAACAATGACAAGAGATCAAGCAGTTATCTGGTTTGATGCAATGTTAGAAAAAACAGAACGGATGCTAAAAATTGAAAATAATAGTGATTGTTTTTAGATCAATTCTCAGGTAAATTAAAGTTTCTGATGTATATCTAGTTACTTTAATAAACTATCAATAAACCTTGAGGATACGGCCATGAAAACTCTAGCTAAATTTTAATTAAGACTTGCTGCTCATATATAGAATTCAAAAAGGCGCTTAACAGCGTCTTTTTTATTGCGAGGTCAAAATGGAACCACGATTCGTCATCAAAAACCATTCTGACATCAACTATGTAATTGGCTATCTCAATACTAATCATGCAAAGGCAGCGAGTGAAGGGAAGCCTTTAGTGGTTTTAATTGCACCACAAGAGAAAGACCGGACAAAAGCTCAAAATCGTTTGTACTGGATGTGGCTTAATCAGTGGGCTAAGAAGCAGGGAACAGATAAAGATTACGAACATCTGTTCTTCAAGAAGAACTTCCTAGCAAAAATCTATGATCGTGATGACGTTGGCCAATACAAGAAAACATTCAAGGCTGTTAGAGAGTTGAAGGATTCTAAGCATCCTCTTTACCAAGATGTAGCAAATGGTCTGTGTGAGCTAATGAGCACTACAGACGCAAGTACAGCACAGTTCACTGAATACCTAAACGACATTCATGCATTCTGTAATAAAAACGGGTGTTATTTGGAAACACCTGATGATCTTAAGTATGTGTTGGAATAGTTAAGCAGCTAAGATATATTGTTTTTTCTTTAATCATTAATAATAAAGGAAAAATAATGTTTGTTCAGCATAAATCCGAATACATTAATTTAAATCATGTGGTAAAAGTGAAAAAGGCTACATCAGAAAACAATAAATTTGCTCATAGAGATTTTTATAAGTTAGTTTTAACTTTAACCTCCAATGACATCCTAGATCTAGAGTTTAATTCTGAGGAGGAGCTAGATCGGTTCTTGGAAAAGTTGGAAATTGTGAAGTAGTTATGACCGCCCAAGTGGCGGTTTTTTAATGGGTGAGAATAATGGATTCTACAGAATACTTTTGGCTTACTCGGAAAAAAGAACCTAAAACCAAGCCTAAATCCAGACCGCTACCTAAAGCTACTCAAAAGTACTTAGAGGCAGAAGAAGAATTTACTGAAGCTTTAGATAATCTGGAAATTAAATACGAAAAGAAATTTCAGTTTAAATCTACAAAGCATTGGCGTTTTGATTTTCATTTAATTGAACATCGTATTTTAGTTGAAATTGCTGGCGGTCCCTGGTCAGGTGGACGAAAGGGCAAGCTGGCAACAAAGGCGTGGAGTATGGACCGTTACGATGTTGCTGAATCAATGGGATATACCGTTGTTCGGTTAGAGGCAGCACCAAGATTTAAGATTAATGAATCTGGTCCATTACAGATCCAAGCTCATTTCGCAAGCCAATGGCTTAAAAATTTAAAGAGGCAAATATTTAATGGATCAGATCAGACCATTTCCACCG